GGGACACTGGAGATTCAGAACTCCAGAAGTGGCTTTCAACTCCGCGAATAAAATATCTTCTATGTTTGATGAATATCTTCGCATGGGGGACTTTGTTGGTGCAGATATGGCTCGCAAGTTCTTAATGATGGGATGGACACGAGCAAGAAGATACGCCAATCATCGTGACGGGAAGAAATACGATGATAAAGGTAAAATCAAACCACAAGAGTCTGATCATTGGACTTGCGACAAGGCAGAGTCGGCACGAATCTTTAAGCGTGTGTACGACGCTGCGAGAACAAACAAGACTTACAGAACAATGGTTCGTGAGTGGAGAAAAAAAGAAGAGCAACGCGCCGTGGGAGGAACTGGCACTTCTCAGTGCGACTTATAATCGTGCAAACTTGGTTCGATTCCAAGACGGCGTATTATAAATAAAGTAGAGTCGCTGATGTTCAGGACTCAAGTATTACTCGCTTAGAAAAGGAGAACAAGATGATTAATACACAACACTTTGTCGGTCTATCCGAAAAATTCTGGAATGATATTAGTTGGTTCGAATCACTACAACAATCAACACAATCATTCCCGCCTTACGACCTTTTAAGGGTTGATGAAGACAACGCAGTATTGGAGTTTGCTCTTGCGGGATATGATAAAAACACCATTGAAATTAATGTTAACCCTACTGAAACGAATGTTCGCATTCTCGAAGTTTGTGGAGGGTCAAGTAATGGTGAGAACACTGATGAATCATACGAGCATCGAGGCATCGCACGCCGAAAGTTTACTACGAGAATCCCACTCTCACAATATTGGGAAGTCTCAGACGCAAAATTCGACAACGGAATCTTATCGGTGAATCTTTACAGAAACGTGCCAGAAGAAAAGAAGCCAGTCTCAATTAATGTTCAATAATTTTAAAACCAAATAACCCCCCTCGAACGTCCAGGATGAAATACGCTTGGACGTTTCATTATAAATATTACCGCTTGACACGATCTGTTTTTCTGTTATACTTAAAGCATGAACATATTCGCTATTGATAAAGATCCTATTGTTTCTGCCCAGTCTATGTGCGACAAGCATATTGTCAAAATGATTCTTGAGGCTGGTCAAATGCTTTCTACTTCTCATCGTTATCTCGACGGTGAACTTTATTATGAAATGAGTAAAGGCGCTAGGCCTCGAAAAATTAAACGATGGCGATTAACTGACGAGCGTGAAGACATACTCTGGAAAGCAACCTTCTTACATCACCCATGTACAGTATGGACATTTGAAACATCTGAAAACTATTCTTGGCATCAGAAGCACGCCAAGGCGTTGTGTGAAGAATACACATATCGCTATGGTAAAAGACACAGTGCAGAAAATCTTATTGACAAACTAGAGCAGTTGCCCTACAATATCGTAAAAGGTAAACTAACAAGATTTGCTGTTGCGATGCCTGAAGAGTACAAAGTTGAAGACGCTGTTGAATCATATCGAAACTATTACAACGGCGCAAAATCTTATTTTGCAAAATGGACTAAGCGAGATGTTCCTGCTTGGTACACTGGAGTGTTTAATAATGCCGACGTATGACTACTGTTGCGAATCATGTGATTATGTATTCGAAGAGCAACTACTTATCAAAGATCGAAACAAACCTACAAAGAGACCGTGTCCTAAGTGCGGTAAAAAAGACATAAAGAAAATGGTTGGTGCACCAGGTATTGGTGACGCAGTTTCTCTCGGCCGAAAAAAGATTGATAATGGCTTCCGTGAGGTCTTATCTAAGATTGAAGAGAAAACAGGACAACAAGTGCAAAGGAAATTTGATTAATGTTTGATCATGTAAACGTAGAACTTCCAGAAAGAAAAGTTCAAACTGACGAAAGCACAGGCAAACGATATTACATCATTGATGGTGTTAACGTAAACTATCCATCAGTGACTACAGTTGTCAATCACGAAAACGAAGAGTTTTTTGCAGAGTGGCGAAAGAATCCTGAGAACGCAAAGATGGCTGCTCAGGCTGCTGCAAGAGGAAACAAATATCATAATCTAGTCGAAGACTATCTCAATAACAAAAAGATTGAAAGTATTCCTTTGTTTGAATCTTCAAAGTTTAAACTTGACAAGATCAACAACATTCGCGCCCTTGAGGTTCCTCTTTGGGGCGATGTGTTAGAGTTGATTCGTGAAAACTACGGGTTAAGCGTCAAGGGTAACTTTGGCGTTGCTGGTCGTGTTGACTGCATCGCAGAGTACGAAGGACAACTGGCAGTGATTGACTTCAAGACAGCAAAGCGTCCGAAGAACGTAGAAGACATCGAGGGCTACTTGATGCAAGCAACATGCTACTCTCTTCTTTGGGAAGGACTTACAGGAGAAAAGATTCACGATGGTGTTATCATCATGGCTTGTGACGATCTCTCTTGCTCTGTTTACAAATTTAGAACTAAAAAACTCAACCGTCTCAATCGGTTGGTAGACATTATCAATTCATATCAACAAAAATACGGGAGACAAAATGGGATCAATATTCACAGTTAACACACGAGACTTTTCTAAGAAGGTCGAAGATTGTGTGAAGAAAACCAAAATGACATATATGGATGCAGTGCTACATATTTGTAATGAACATGAGATTGAACCCGAAACTGTAAAAAAGTTTCTTACAAAACCAATTAAAGAGAAAATTGAAAATGAGGCAAGAGGTCTTAACATGCTACCACGAAAAACGGAACTGCCATTCAAATGAGAACTAAAGTGAAAGGCTTTGAAGTTTATACCCTATACGTTGCCATGAAAGCACACTTCAAAACAAAGTCGTATGACTTTGTAAAGTTTGGTGGTAAGATTCGAAGTCGTATTTCTACATACAACAATCGTAAAGACAAATACTACTTTGAAAAACTAGCAAAGAAGTATAACGAAAGCGAAATCAAAGAGATTCTTTTGTCGAATATTGTTGAGAATGAAGATATCTGGATCGGTGACACATTTGATTCTGATGCAGAAGAAACTTGGAAGAAATGGAGATCAAAGAAAGATTCACTTGAAAGAGTTTTTAACAGCGAGTTCAATTCTATTTGCGAGTTTGCTGAAGAAAACAACATGAAGTTTGATGAGTTTTTTCAATCAAACGATGGTGACCATCCAGAAATATTGAAGTGGTATCTTCGTAAAGATGTTTCGGTTGAAACCTTTTTGATACTTGACTCACTACTAAGTTTTGTTTTACGATTGAATTGTGATTTAAAAGATGATGTGGTTTGGAATGAACACTCACAACGAATTAAGAAGTACCGTTCATTCTTTACAATCGACACAAAACGATTTCGCAAAAAAGCCTTGGATATTCTTAAAAAATATGAGATCCAAAAATAAATAATAGTATACTTAAGCACATACGGAAATATACAGCAAATACAAGGAGAAAAAATTATGTCGTATGCAGATTACAAAAATAGAAAGAAGAAGAATCTTGGCAATCTTCAAAAAGAATTAGAGAAGATTAACACCAAGACCACCAAATCTTATGAAGATGATCGTTACTGGAAACTTTCTTGTGACAAGTCAGGCAATGGTTACGCAATCGTTCGTTTCCTTCCTGCCTCTGGCACTGAAGATATTCCTTGGGTTCAAATCTTCAGCCATTCTTTTCAAGGACCAGGCGGCTGGTATATTGAAAAGTCATTGACCACACTTGGTCAAAAAGATCCTGTCTCTGAAGCAAACACACTTCTTTGGAACAGCGGTATCGAAAGCGATAAGAAAATCGCTCGTGATCGTAAGCGTAAACTTCGTTATGTCTCAAACATTCTCGTTGTCAAAGATCCTGCAAACCCTGACAATGAGGGTAAAGTGTTCTTGTTTGAGTATGGCAAGAAGATTCACGACAAGATCATCGAGAAGTTGTCACCACCTGAAGTTCCTGATGGGTTTACTCCTGAAGATCCTGTCAATGTGTTTGACTTCGAAGACGGGGCAAACTTTATGCTTCAAGCGGCTCAAGTTTCTGGTTATAGAAACTACGACAAGTCTAAGTTTGATAATCAATCTTCTCTGTTCGATGGTGAAGATTCTAAACTTGAAAAAGTCTATAACTCACTGCACTCACTTCAAGAGTTGGTTGCACCTGGTGAGTTTAAGACTTATGACGAACTCAAGGCCAAGTTTGACAAAGTTGTTCATGGCGTAACGACTACCTCTTCTGCTGAGACTGCTCAAGAAGAAGACGTAGATCTTGCTGAAAAGATGTATGGCTCTAAGTCTAGCGTCACTGAAGACGTTGAACAGACAATCAGCACAGGCTCTGATGAGAGCGAAACAACTGAGTCTGTTGAGCAAGATGATGCCTTCTCTTACTTTGAGAAACTTTCTCAAGAAGACTAAAAAGAAACCTTCTTTCTTCTTAGGGGATCGGCCTAGCCGGTCCCCTTTTTTTATACTTGCCCGACTCTGTTTAGACCACGAAGCATACTTGTGATTGTTGGATCTTGAACTCTTGCTGGTGGTGCTGCGATAATTGGAACTTTGTTTCCAGAACCACCTCGTGAGTTTATCTGTGTTTGTGGTGCCACAACATTAACTGCGGGTGAAGAACCAAGAGCAAAGTTTTCATTGCTTAGATTATTTACTAACGCACCAATATTGCTTGCGGGGCCAAGATACTTATTAAACACAGAGTCTAAACTTGGTTTCAAATACTGATCACCGAAAGAGCGAAGAGGTAGAATCGCTTCTGCTTGATTGTTCTCTGCGACTCTTGCAATCATACCATCTGGTGAACCACTGACAATGCCACCCTCTTCAAACTCTGGTACTTTGAGGCCTCTGAAAAAGTTGATAGTGCTTGTTGCAAGACTATCTGGTATCAAAAGATCACCGACTGTGCTGTTGTTCAAAAACTCGACAGTGGATGCAATTCCTTGTGTAATAAGATCAAACAGAGCAGCCACTGGTCTTGTAAACAAATCAACAATATCAAACTCACCAGTGAACAGGCCGTAGATGAGATCAAACGGTGCGGTGATTGCAGTCATAATTCCATCTGTGAAACTCTTCAGATAGTCAAAGTCAATTAAACCAAAAGTCAAGAAGTTCAGAAGACCTGCAAAGGCACCGCTAATACTTCCTTTTATCTTGTCAACAATAGTTCCTTCTGTGTTTACGAAGCCACTGATAGCGCCACTAATGATATCGATTGCACCCAGAACAATGTTGAGTGGTAAGAAAAGTTTAGAGAGAAACTTGAACACAACAGGTAAAAGTTTTGTGAGTGGACGAAGTATTGTGCTTGCAACTTTGATGATTGGTTTGATTGCTTTCATAATTGGGCCGAAGAATTT